CGAGCTAGATCTATTAACAAAGATGGTTCGATTGACAAAAGAGCGGCTGTGGATTTAATTCTTGATTCTTTTAATAGGTAAATTATCATGGCTACAATCACAGGTACAAGTGCCGCAGCTTTAGATGCTGCTGGTGTAAAAAACATCCGAGAAGACTTAGGTGACGTTATTTATAACGTGACTCCTTTTCAAACTCCGTTTACTTCTGGTATCGCACAAGTTGCTGCAACTAACGATAACCATGAATGGTTGACTGACACTTTACGTGATGCGGTTACAAACAACGCACGTATTGAGGCTGATTCTAGTGATCAACCTACTGCTACAACTGGCAGTCGTCAGCGTATTGGCAACCAAATTCAGATTGCTTCTGAAGTTGCTGTTGTTACTAAGAAAGCAGAGTTTTTAGATCGTGCTGGCGTTCCTGGTAAAGAAATGGCTTATCAGTTATTAAAGCGTGGTAAAGAACTTCAAATGGACGTTGAAAAGCAAATGCTGCAAGCCACTGCTACAAAAGTAGCTGCTGCTTCTGGCACTGCTGGCGTAAGCGGTTCATTTGGTACTTATATTGTAACAGCAGGCAACCAACAGTTTGGTGGTGATGGTACTGCTAACGCTGGTAACAGCGGTGTTGGTGATGGTTCTACTGCTCCTTCTTTGGGTAGCAATGCAAACATTGACCAGACTAAGTTTGACAACTTGCTTGATTCAATCTGGAATGGCTCAGGTGATTTCAGTGACCTTAAAATAATGGCTCCTGCGGCACAAGTTCAGCAAATACGTTCTTTGAAAGGTGTTTCTGACGATGTAAATACAGATGCGTCAACAGGCGAAATTATCGGCCGAGTTGCTGTTTATGTATCTCAGTTTGGCCCATTAGCCGTAGTTCCTAACAAGCATGTTGAACCAAACACAGTTTACTTAATCGACATGTCTACTTGGGCAATGGCAACAGCAGGTGGTCAAAAAATCCACACTACTGAATTGTCAACTTCTACTTCTGCTGAAAAACAACTTATGGAAACATACTACTGTTTAGAAGCAAGATCAGAAGCTGCCAATGGTGCTTACTACGATATTTCTTAATATCGAAACTGGATCAGGGGGCTTTGCCCCCTTTTCCCTAACTAGGAGAAAGCTATGTATCATACAGGTCACAAAAAAACAAAAAACAAAATGGGTAACAAAAAGAAAAAGAAAAAAATGAAAAAGGGTAAGAAGTAATGAAAAAGAAACCTCTTACTAAAAAACAAAAAACTTTGCCAAAATTTTTGCAGAAAAAAATCATTGCTAGCAAAGCTAAAAAAAGGAAGAAATAATGCCTGATCTAACAAAAAGGCAAAAAGATACTTTAGCAAAACACAAAAAGCATCACACAGCCAAGCACATGGCTTTTATGCGTAAAGAAATGAAGAAAGGTTCTACCTTCACAGCAGCGCATAAAAAAGCTATGAAGAAGGTTGGCAAATGAAGCGTAAGTTTGCAAGGGTAGCTAAAACAAAAGGTGGTGTGCCTAAGAAGTATGTTAAAGGTGCTAAGAACAAATCAGAAAGAGAGA